AGTGCTTTGCTACTCTTGAAGAAGCGATCGCCGCCCGCCGCGAAGCCGAGCTGAAGTACCACCCGTTCGCCAAAAAATGACCCGTAACTCCATGCTCCGCAAAGTGCCCGTCGAGGTGAAGCAGGCGTTCGTGCGGCCCGACATCCCCCAGCACATCGTCGACTGGAAACACCTCGTCACCATCGACTTTGAGACGTACTACGACGGGGACTATTCCCTCACCAAGCTCAGCACCTCCGAGTACGTGCGGGACCCGCGTTTCAAGATTCAGATGATGGGCCTTAAGATCGGGCATGGAAAAACACGGATCGTCGGACCCAAGCTCGTCGCGTCCACACTGGCTGCGATCGACTGGTCGACGCACGCACTTCTATGCCACAACACTCTGTTTGACGGTTTTATTCTGGGCGACCGTTTTGATATTCATCCCCATCATCTCTACGATACTCTTGCTATGGCGCGGGGTCTCCACAGCAATGAGATCGGCGCAGGGTTGGATGAAGTCAGTCAGTTCTATGGTGGTCAGGGCAAGATCAAGGATGTCCTCGAAACAACGAAGGGAGTAAAGGACTGGTCATTGACCTTGTTTCGCAGCCTCGCTCCATACTGCATCAACGACGTCGACGAAACACTACGTGTCTTCAGCCGGATGCTGCCGCAGATGCCTGCAGAAGAGATCGCCCACATCGACTGGATCACCCGCTGCTTCACATCCCCTGTGCTTCGGATCGATCTGCCGCTGGTGCAGAAGGAATACGAACGCGAACTGCGGGAGCGCGATGAGCTGATGTACGCAGCTGTAGATCCGAGCAAGTACGATGTTGGCGGCGAACTGTACGACTACAACGTCTTCAACAAGACTATTCTGAAGAACAAGAAAGAACGCGCGCTTGAAGACAAGGAAAGAGACCTGCTGATCATCAAGCGCATCATCGGATCCAATAGGATGTTTGCGCAGCTGCTCGTTAACGAAGGAGTGTCTCCACCTACGAAGACATCTCCCGCATACTTGAAGAAACCCCCCGATGAACGTGATCCAGACAAGGAGTTCGTCTATGCCTTCTCCAAGACGGACCGCGATTTCCTCGACCTTGCCAGCGACATGGAGGACTGGGGATTCGACATGGAGGACTCAGAGCAGGTCAAGCTGGCTATGGCCAAGCAGACGCGACTGACTGACCTGATCAATGTCCGACTGGCTATCAAGTCCACTACGAACATCACGCGAGCAGAGCGGTTTCTCAAGGCTGGTGAGAACGGAAAGTGCCTCCCAGTGGGCTACTCGTACTATCGTGCGCACACCGGGCGGCTCGGTGGCAACAACAAGATGAACATGCAGGGCCTCAAACGCGGCGGCAAGCTGCGCGAGGCAATACTGGCGCCTGAAGGGCAGGTGATCTGCGTAGTGGACTCAGGTCAGATTGAAGCGCGTCAGAACGCATGGTTGTGGGGGCAAGACGATCTGCTGGATGATTTCCGTGCGGCGGACAGGTGGGACAAGAGCAAAGGCGTGGCGCATGGCAACGACCGGGACGCCTATTGCAAGTTCGCCGACCTGATCTATCCTAATCGAGAGATCACCGCTGAAAACTTCCTAGAGCGATTCGTAGGTAAAGTCTGCGTACTCGGCCTGGGCTATCAGATGGGCGGACCAAAGCTCCAGATCACGCTGGCTGCCGGTGCTCTGGGCGGGCCACCAGTCAACTTCAGCCTGAGCAAGTGCTACGAAATCGTGAACGCCTACCGGCTCAAGAACAACAAGATCAAGCTGGGCTGGGAGCGGTGCCAGGGCATCATCCGCGATATGTATCAAGGAGTCCCAGGAGCATGGGGGCCGTTAAGTTGGGAGAAAGACAAGGTCTGGCTGCCCAACGGCATGGCTCTGAAGTACCCCAAGCTGCAGTACACGCTCAACGGAGACTTCGAGGAGTGGACATATCAGTCAGGCGACATGCGCAAGAAGATCTACGGCGGGCTGCTGTGTGAAAACTTCGTACAGGCGCTGGCGCGCATCGTGGTGTTCAGTCAGACGCTGAAAATCAGCCAGCGCAACAGGATCGTATTGTCTACCCACGATGAAGCGAGCGCGCTGGCCAAGGCTAGAGACGGGCAGTCCACACTGGACAGGATGATGATGCTCATGCGCGCACCGCTGAAGTGGTGCGCCACGATGCCATTGAATTGTGAGGGCAGCGTTGCTGTGCACTATTCAAAGTAAAAAAATTTCTCTTGTGTGTTAGAAAAAAGAGTACACTTTGTACTCAGAAAGGACTACAAATTGCCTGAAATTAAAGTACGCCCCAAGACTATTGGGTTTGAGATCGACCAACTGTGGGCGCTGCGCGAGAAGAAACGCACAGCCGAAGCAGCCGTCAAAGTCATTGAAGGAGACATCGACACACTCGAAACAGCGCTACTCGCTCGCCTGGATGCCCAGGAGCTGGATAAAGCCAGCGGCCAACGCGCCACGGTTTCCGTTGGAGAGTCGATCAACGGAACCATTGAAGACTGGGACTTGTTCACCAAGTTCATTTCGAAGACCAAGAACTTCCAACTTCTGCATCGCCGTGTGACCGACACGGCATACCGTGAGCTGCTCGCCATGGGCAGGTCCGTCCCGGGCATCAAGCCCTTCACCAAGCGCAAACTCAACCTGCGCACCATCCCTGAATAGGAAATTTATGGCTACAAAATCTACTGCCGTCGCGCTCAAAAAAGACACGAACATTGTCTCGATCATGGATCAGCTTCGGGCTGAATCTGCGCTCATGTCTTCGCGCACGGCGTCTGCCGGTGGAGACTCCATCCGCATTACCCAGGACAAGAAATTCGTGCTACCAGACGGCGTGAAAACTCCAGGTCCGCTTGAAGTCGTGGTCGTTGAATTCATCTCCAAGAATTTTTACTACGAAAACGACTTCAACGCCAAGGCCATCGTGCCACCCAACTGTTTCGCCATCGGCACGGATCCGAAGAACATGGTTCCGAGTGACAATTCTCCGGAGAAACAGGCGCCGACGTGCAACGAGTGCCCGATGAATCAGTTTGGATCGAAGGGTGCGGGCAAGGCATGCAACAACACCCGGGCCTTGGCAGTCATACAGCCCGACGTGAAGGAAGGTGCAGACCCGGCTCCTATCTGGCTGGTCAACGTCAGCAAGACGGCGTACAAAGGCTTCGACGGTTATGTGAATAACGTAGCCCGTGTGTTTGAAACGCCGCCCGTCGGAGTCATCACCACGGTTGGATTCAACCCGAATGAAGACTACCCGCAGTTGGTTTTCGGCGACCCACATGCCAACCCACACATCGACGTTCACTATGCCCGCAAGGCTGAAGCCATGGCCATGCTGAAAGCGGAACCTGATGTGAGCACGTTCGTCAAGAAGGCACCAGCGGGTGGCAAAGGCAAAGCTGCCGCTCGTCGGTAAGTCATGCCAACCCGTCGCTGGTACACCGCGCAGGCGCTCGATTCATATCGGGCGCTTGATGGGGTCATCAACGACATGACCCTGCATGAGATCACCGCATGTCTCGAACTGGAGGCAGCGTCGAAACGTCGCCGGTCCGTCATTGACCGGTTAATCCTGAGAGCCGTCAAGCTCTCGTCCATTGAAATCGCAACCCGCCTACAGGAGAAATACCATGGCAAAATCGCCTAGCGCAATCATGAGCATCGAGGAAAAGAAGGCCGCTGCCGCTGCCGCCAAGCAGACCGAGAAGAACCGGAAGGACGGCATCAAGGCCCTCGAATTCGGAGTCAAGCAGGCGGAGAAGTCGTTGAAAGAAGCCAAGAAGAATCTGGTGTCCGTTCAGGCTGCCGTCTTGAAGTCGGGACAGAAGGCAGTCAAGGAGGCTTCTGCCAAGGTCGCGCACATCCAGAAAACGGTGGACATGAGCGCCAAGATGCTGGCTAAGGCCAAAGCGGCTGCCGCAAAGGCCGCTGCGCCCAAGCTGGGCACGACGATGCACTTTCCTCCCAGCCCGCCGCCGATGCAATGAAACACGTGATGGTCGACCTTGAGACCTTGGCGACCACCGCCGATGCGTGCATCCTGAGCATCGGCGCAGTGCGCTTTGATCTCGAATCTGACGACGTGGACGACGCCGGGTTTTATGCATCGATCAGCGTGACATCCAATTTGCACATGGACCGCAGGATCAGTGAAGACACGCTGATCTGGTGGTTCGACCGGCCCAAGGAAGCCCAGGCAGTTTTTTCGGAAAAGAAGCAGTCCCTGGCTCAGGGCCTGATGAATTTCCGCGACTGGATAAACGACGCCGAGTGCCAGATCTGGAGTAACGGAGCTGACTTCGATCTGCCCATCCTGGCACACGCCTTTGGGCAACTACGGGTCGACGTTCCATGGAAATACTGGAACGCCAACTGTTATCGGACATACAAGAAGCTGCCGGGCGCCAAGAACCTGCGTGTACCGCCTGTAGGAGTTCTGCACAACGCCCTGTCAGACGCCATCACACAGGCAAAGACAGTGCAGCTGATCCACCGGACTCTTTTCTCTTCCATCAAACATGCAATGGTAAAAGGAACAACATGAATTCGATCTCTCTTACCGACGACACGATAATTGCCCTTCAGCATATCGGCAAACAAATCGGTTATGCAATTTCGGCGAATGCTTCCCCGGGGAAAGACGCGACTGGTGGGACAGTCGCCAGCCTTTCAGAATCCGTCATGGGGGTTACCGCAGGGTTGGTACAAATTGCTGATGCAATCAATAATCTGGCCGAAGCTGTACGGGAAAATAACGATGAATCTATTCACTCCTGAGCGACTCTCCCACGAGTCTTCCTTCGACTACCGCGTGCGGCGCAGACAGGCGAACGCATGGTCCCCCATGGGGCCGGGTAACGTCGTGTTTAAGCAGAGCATGGCCAACCCGCACCGCCGCAAGCGTCGCGCGCTGATCAAGGCTGTGGGTTTCCGTCAGTTCAAGAAACTGTTCCGGAGCACCAAAGCATGAGCGGCATCGACGACGTCCTAGCTGAACGTGGCAGCCGGTATGGTGAGTTCGACGAACACGCCAAGATCACGCAGAGGCTAAAACGAGCCATGTCAGACACCCGGAAGTGGAACACTCTGGCTGACGATCAGAAGGAAGCGCTGGAGATGGTGGCGCACAAAATCGGGCGCATTCTCAACGGCGACCCGGACTACGCCGACTCGTGGACCGACATCATCGGGTACACAAGGCTGGTGGAAAAGCGGCTACTGAATCGAGGGCTCGACAGGATCAT